ATCGATTTTGTAGCTCTAGGTAGTAGCGAAGTTCGGCGGGGACCCTATAGAGTTACATATGTAAGCGGGGCAAGCGAATAGAACGCAAGCCCACCAATAATTCAATTAATGGTGTTGGCCTAAGACTAGGTAATAACTTTCGCACTCGGTTAGAGTCTTGGACGTGCGCTGTAGCCAACACCTAATAAAGGCTTATAACTGAATATCAGGGGATAATGGTTGAGACACATTATTTAAATGAGAGAATCTTCCACCCGGTTTACCGGAATAACTTTCTACCTTGACAGTTTAACCCTCTGTGGAACGGGTTGATAGATGCTCAAATTAATGGCTGGTTCAGTACCTGTGAGGTTCGCCCTCTATGGTCGCGGAAGCTCAAAACCTGACAGTTCAGAAATGAGAGTGAGCAAGCGTAACGGCATTATAGTCCACAACCCCCAGGTGGCTTCGAAGAATAATGCATGTGCGTTGTGGCTCACACTCAACACCGTAAATCGGGCAAACAAAGGAAAACAAATGACGGATGCAGTTGCAGTTCAGAACACCGCTCAGTCGCAGCTTGAAGCTGTCACGGCTGGTGCAGGGTTCTATTCCTCGCTGGCACTCAGCACTCAGAAGGAGAAGCTTGGCTTCCTCTCGCTGGTGTCGAACAGCACGCCTCTTCAGGAGAAGATCGGTGAGGAAATCCACATCAAGGATGTTGTGATTCAGACGGCGCAGTTCACCGATGATGAGACGGGCGAGATCACGGAGGGTCTTCGTTCTACCATCATTGATGCTGACGGAAACGCGTATCACGCGTCGTCTAAGGGTGTCGCGCTTGCGCTTCGCCAGGCATTCAATGTTCTGGGTGAGCCTCAGACGTGGACTGAGCCTCTTGTGGGCAAGGTGAAGCAGGTTCAGAAGGGCAAGTTCCGAGTTATTACGATCACGTTCTAACTCAAATCCATAACTAAATACCCGTAAAGGGCCAGTCAGTTTACCTGGCTGGCCCTTTGTGGTTTCTGAAAGGTTGCGGCCCGATGGACGAAATTTTCGTAGTAGTAACAGGCAAGAATGTTAATAATGTATTCATTGCGCAACGTTGCGGTGAGAAAAACTGCATGGCGGTTCATCACTATACTGACGTTGACGATGTAGATATCGCAAAGCAAATTGTTGCAGAGCTTAATGACAGCAACTATGCGCGCATGATTTCTGCTAGGCTGTCGTCGTGAATGAACTTGAAAGGCTTCGTAAAGAAGTAGAACGAAAGCGTAAGGCAGCATCTAATAAAATCGCTCGCACCCGCCGTCAGAATGGTGCAGAGCTTGCAGGATCACAGTTTGACCCTCGGAGAAATCCGGGGGTTGAACAGCGTTACAACCGTGCACAGCTTAATTCTTATCTGTCACAGTTGAACGATTTCATGCGTCGCACCAATCAGTTTGTTGGTGCTAAATCAGGAATCCCCATGCGCAAGGGGCGCTTTGACGCATACAAGAAACTGGAAACACAGCAGGATCAACTACGACGCGCGCATGATGCTGCAATGGGCGATATCCCCACGCCTACAGGTATGAGCATTGCAGGTAATAAGCAAATGCTGCATCAGGGTGCAGGTAATGCGGTGTATGGCCCTTATCGAGAATTCGACAGAATGCCGTCTGACATTACCGGGCCAGCAGCACTCGAAAAGCTTATTAAGGATATGCGAACTAGAGTAAGCTCGGAATTCTTGCCTAATCGCATTCAGCAGGGTAAAGAGAATCTTAAAAAGGCTCTCACGGTTATTGGTAGAACCGAATTCATTGAGGATATTGACAAGCTCAATGACTATCAATTCGATGCATTTTGGTATGGCACGAATGTTGCAGAAGCGGTATTCATGCAGTACGGCATTGAAACAGACAGAGTAGCTAGTGAAGTGGAGGGTGAAGAGCCCACACGTAAAGAGCGTGCACAGGATAAGGTGATTCAAGGTGCAGTCGATGAGCTTGGAAGCGTTCTTCAGTGGGCCAGCGGCCTCCGTGGTCCTGGAGAAGCAACCGAAAAAATCCGGGGGTTCAAGAGGTAATGGAAAGAAAGACGCGCGTGTCAACTTCTGTGCGGATTTTGAGACTACGACAGACCCGAATGATTGCCGGGTATGGGCGTGGGGCATGGTACGGACGGAGAACCCGGAGTATGAAAATGTCAATATCGGCAATTCTATTGATGGGTTTATGGACGCAATCTCAGCCCAAAACTCGATATGCTACTTCCACAATTTGCGTTTCGACGGCGCTTTTATTCTAGACTGGCTATTTCGTCATGGATACACTCATATCTCAAATGGTGACCTCTACGAGAACCAGACCTTTAAAACACTCATTTCAGCTATGGGTAAGTTCTATAGTATTACCGTTAGATGGGCGAACGGTCGTAGTACGGAATTTCGGGATTCGCTCAAGAAACTTCCTATGGGTGTTAGGCGAATTGCAAAAAGTTTCGACTTGGAAGTTTCCAAAGGTGAGCTTGACTATGACGCGTATAGACCTCCGGGACATATCCTCACAGAAGAGGAAGAGGACTATCTGAGGCGTGACGTGTCAATCATTGCTTCGGCAATGAAAGAGGTTATTGCAAGCGGGATGAAGAAACTTACGGTAGCGAGTGATGCTATTGCTGAGTATAAAGCCATTAACGGCATGACATACTTTAACCGCATGTTTCCCATCCTTAGCTCTGAAATGGACTACGAAATCCGCAGAGCGTACAGGGGAGGGTTCACCTACGCCGACCCTCGCTTTAGCGGACGCATTGTCGGCAGCGGTCTAGTGCTTGACGTTAATTCGCTATACCCGTCAGTGATGAAGTTCAAGCCAATTCCGTATGGGATTCCGGACTATGTGCGGGGTGAAGTGCTTCCAACGGAAACGCGTCCGCTAACAATCTTCAGTGTGACATTCACCGCGAAGCTGAAGCCTGACCACATCCCCTGTATTCAGATCAAGGGTAGCAACCTATTTGTTGGCACTGAATATCTCCGAGAGATTACAGAGCCTACAACGCTGATGGTGACCAATGTCGACTGGGATTTGTACAACGATCATTACGACATTGACGTATTGGCTTATGGTGGAGGGTGGCGCTTCCGAGCCGTAGAAGGAATGTTTGACTCTTATATCGATAAGCATATGGAGACAAAGGTAAGGGAGACAGGTGGTAAGCGTGAGATTGCGAAACTATTTCTTAATTCACTTTATGGTAAGTTCGCTACCAACCCAAATGTCACGTCCAAAATACCGGTTTTTGAGGACGGAATCGTTAAGCTTAAAAGGGGCGAGCCTGAGACTAGACCTCCCGTTTACACGGCAGCGGGCGTATTTATTACTGCTTACGCGCGAGAAATTACAATCCGTTCAGCGCAAGCCAATTACGCCGTATTTGCGTATGCGGATACTGACTCGCTCCATCTACTTCAGGATGAGATTCCCGCTACCATCAACGTACATCCGTCTGACCTAGGAGCATGGAAGCACGAATACAACTTCCAGAAGGCTTTCTATATTCGGCCTAAGGCGTACCTAGAACAGAAGCACGACGGAACCTACGTGAATCGGATTGCTGGTCTTCCAGTAGATACGTCCAGTGCTCTGACGTTCGATGACATGGTGGAGGGGCGAATCATTCACGGCAAGCTGAACCCCAAAACGGTCCCTGGCGGGGTTGTTCTAAAAGATGTTCCATTTGAGTTGAAACTTTCTTGATTGAAGAGTTGACACGGCAGCTTGAATGTGTGCTAGAGTAGAGTCATCAACAGGGGAAGCCTGAACGGATCACCGGGCAGGCTTCCCCTCCCAAATCGCCTAATCGGGCATCAAGCAAAGGAATGACCATGAGCAAGTTTGAGATCACATCGTTCGTTGCACCGGAGAAGTCGAACGAGTGGGTTGACGCCGTTGACGCACTCATTGAGGCCGGGGCCACGGATGAGAACGCGGCAATCACCATTCACGTTGAGGCAAAGGATGAGGCGAAGGAGCTTCGTGCTTTCCGGGCCGCTGCAAAGACGGCGAATAAGACCGTGCGTATTCGCGTTCGGGATGACTCGGCAGTGGAGACTGTTGGCCGTAAGGACAACGGCAAGGCGATTCTTAAGGGTGAGGTTGCGCTCACTCTGTCGCTCACTGAGAAGTACAAGGATGGTCGCGGGCGCAAGCCTGCCGCTGAGAACGGTGACAAGCCGGAGAAGGCATCCAAGTAATTCAACCAGTTTTCGGGCATCGCGGTCCTATTTGTAATAAATTGTGACCACGGCGAGTTGTCGTCAGACTACCCAGAAACGCACCAGTTGGCTCTGGTCTGTGGTAGCATGGGGCTGCAACCTGCTGAGTTAGCTCACCGGATGCCCGATTAGAGGGGAGGACCATATCATGGTCCTCCCCTCGCTCATATCTAAGGAATCGGAATAATGGGTAAATTTGAGGATTACATTACGTCCCTTGAAGGACGTGATGACGTAAGTGTCGAAATTGTCGCAGAGCTTGCGAAGTTTCACAATGAGGATTTGAGCACTAGCTCTGCAAAGATTGAGCAGCTGAATTCTCAACTGTCCGAGAAGGACACCGCTATTGCTGCAAAGGATAGCGAGCTTAACGCGGCAAAGGCTGCAAATTGGGATCTTGTGAATCAGATTCCGGCACCGGAAAACGAAATCCCCGACGCTACCGGCGACGGAGAAATCGACCAAAAGCGCATCACGCTTGATGACGCATTCGCACAGTAAAGGATAAATTGTGGTAAAGAACCTCCGTCCACTTACTGATAAGTGGTCCAGTGTCGAATGGCTTAATGCACTTCGTAACACTCTTGGACCGGAATATCAGTCCACCATTCCTGAGGCAACTCAGGCAAATATTGCTGAGACAATCGAACAGATTTTCTCTTATCAGGCAACGCGTAATCAGGTTGCTGATGCGCTTGTCAATCGAATCGGTCTGGTGATCTTCAAGAACACTAGCTGGACCAACCCGATTGCCGTACTGAAGCGTGGAATGCTCAGTCAGGGTGAGACTATTGAAGAGGTCATGGTTGGTCTTATTAAGGCTGTCGACTATGACTTTGACCGCGATGAGCTGGAGAAGGAAATCTTTGGCTTTAAGCCTCACGAGATTCACTCTCGCTTCCACAAGGTCAACCGTAAGGACCGTTACGGATTCACGGTCAACATGCCGGGTCTTCGCTTCGCGCTTCTGAATAATGAGCTTGACAGCTTCCTTGGGCGTCAAATGGCGTCCGCTCAGACTTCGGATCAGCGTGACGAATTCCTTCTGATGATGAACCTCTTCCGAGAGGTTGACAAGCAGGAAGCATTCTTCAACCGGAATGTTCCGGATGTGGGAGACACCAACTCTGACGGTGCAGCTTCGCGGCGACTTCTGCGAGGTATTCGGGAATTCAATAACGTTCTCCCGTTTATTTCGCGTCAGTACAACCCTGCCGGGGTTGAGGTTGCCGCAGACCCGGATGACCTTATCCTGTTCCAGACTGCCACGGCAGCAGCGGCAATGGATGTTGAAGCTCTTGCAGCAGCATTCCAGATTGATAAGGCTGAAGTGGGGAACCGCACTATCACGGTGCCTCAGCAGTACTTTGGCATTCCGGGTGTGCAGGCAATTCTTACGTCGAAGGATTTCTTTGTGGTTGCTGACAACCTCATCGAGACTACTTCGATGTTCAACCCTGCGAAGCTTTCCACGAATTACTGGCTGCATCACTGGCAGGTAATGAGTGCATCGCCGTTTGCACCGCTGGTCATGTTCAACAGTGACCGACCGTCTACGGTTATCACTGAGACGATTGCACCGGTTACGGACATCACTGCATTCACCATTAAGGACAAGACCGGAGCTACGGCGGCAACTAACGTCACGCGCGGTGTTCTCTACGATGTTGTTGTGGAGGGTGTTACCACGCCGACTGGCGGTCCCGCTGCACTTGATCTTGATGTTGAGGGTGCAACCTCCCAGTTCACGTACATCACTAGCAATGGTGACCTGTACATCGGACCGGATGAGGACGCAAACTCGATCACGATTCGTGCAACGTCGGTCGACAACAACTACAACGAAACCACCACTCGTGGAATTGTTGGTACGCGTGTCAACCTGGCATTCAACCCGAGCGTTTCTACGGATGTTGATAGTGACACCATTGAAGAGCCTGTGCTGGACGCTAACACGGTTCGCATGACGTCGGGTCTGAAGGTTAAGACGCCGACTGTCAAGGGTGTTAATTTCACTCGCATCATCAAGGAAGCCGTGACGTTTACGGATACCGGCGACATTGTTACGGTGCCGAAGCATGGTGCAATTGCTGGCGATACGGTGAAGTTCACCACGATTACCGGCACCACTGGTATCACGGCTGGCACGACGTATTATGTCAAGGATGTGCTGAGCGCTGACACCTTCACCATTGCCGCCACGGCGGGTGGTGCAGTTATTGCACTCACCACGAATGGCACGGCAGCTACGGCTGAATTCGTAGCGAAGCAGGGCACGACGTACATCATTGCTGGCAACACTGAGTTTGTTGCAGCAGCAGCGGCCGGTTATGAAATCGCCGCTGGTTCGACCACTTCGTGGTCTTTCGACACCCCGTAATTTAGGGTAAGATGTGGGGAGCGATGCCGAAAGGATCGCTCCCCACATTGATACATATACAGTCCTGAAAGGATGTATTAAATTGGCCGAAGGAATCCCCGGTCCGCCGAATCAGTATCCCGCTGGTCTTGACTTCGATTATTCGATCTGGACAGCTGGCACAATTGTTGAATTGGTAAACGTCAACTGGAACAACGATTACAGGGACACTGTAAAGTTTGCCTCTAAGCAAGCGCTGAAGGACTACATCACTCAGCGCGCAACGTTCGGCATCAAGGTTGACCGAATGACATACGTGAAACCGAATGAAGATGTAACCCTCGGAATGCCTTACAATCAGGTGAACCGATTTAATTACATTCGGGTTTCCAATCCTCTGACACCCATTCCTGGGGACATTCAGAAGGATTACTACTACTTTATTCTGGACTCGGAATACATCAATCCTACTGTCACGCGTCTTCGCTTGCAGCTTGATGTGTGGCAGACATATGTCTATGACATTGAACTTCTGTCATGCTACGTGGAACGTAGCCATGCGGGTATTGCCAATGAGAATGCGTTTATCAACTACGGGCGCGATTATCTTACGGTGCCTGAAGGCATCGATCTTGGCAATGAATACATGACGGTTGCTACACGCAATAAGTGGATTATGAGTCTTACGCCAGTGCCGATTAATGACCGGTATCCTGGCCATGACGTACTCGTGATCGCTGCAACCGATCTTGGCAGTGATGGTGGCACATCAGATGATCCTGATTTGAATAGTGCCGACGGTACGACATTTCAGGCAACCACTCAGGGTGCCGGAATTTGGGTGTTCGATCCGCAACAGTTCAATTCATTTATGAATGAAATGAAGGACAAGCCTTGGATCACTCAGGGCATTACTTCTATCACGGTAATTCCGCGCATTAACCGTTATCACCCGGACTTCAACTACAGCGAGCTTGTAACGCTAGGGGCTAAAGGCACCACGCTTTATGCTAAGACGCTAACGTACAATCTGTTTGAAAACTGGCGTGATAGTGATGACTATGTGGGCTACATTCCTGATCGTTACCGTCATTTGTTGAAGCTGAAGACGTACCCGTATACGGCTATTGAGCTTACAACATTCGGTGCAACCCCAATTATTCTGAAGCCTGAAGCGTGGAATAGCGCGCATGCTCGACTGTTCGAGCGTGCTTCGCTTCTGCCACCCGCACAGAGAATTGAATTCTCGCCGCGTTTCTACAACTCGCGTAATAAGTTTGAGTCTGACCTTGAAGACCTTTACCCGGCACCCATCACCGGCTATGAGGGTATGAAGGGCGATGATGAAGGCGATTACGTTGACCTTGTAACGCAGATTGCCAACTTCCCCACCATGTCAATTGTCAACAACGGGCAGTTGAACTACCTAGCATCAAATGCGCACGGTCTGGCATTCCAGCGTCGTAGCGCTGACTGGTCTGAGACTCGCGCATTGAGTGGTGCAAATGGCGCATACAACGTGGCAGCAGGTGCCATGGGTGCGGCGAAAGACCTTACGGCAATTGCTAACATGGTTGATTTGGGACAGACCGCGAACACCAATCAGTCGATTGCAGAGCAGTTCACTGCACAGACTATTGGCAACCTCATTAGTTCCGCTGGTGGTGGTGCAGTATTTGGCCCCGTAGGAGCGGCAGCGGGCGCAGCAAGCGCTCTTGGTCGTACCATTGGTGACGGCATGTCTACTGGTGCGCAAATGGCGGCAAATGACCGTGCGGCATCGCTTCGCAACAACTCGCGTAATGCGAATGTCGGCATTGAGAATAAGCAAGCGCAGTTGCAGAATGACACCAATCTGAACATTGCTAAGCTGTCAGCATATGGCGACTATGCCAACATCATTGCTGGCATTAATGCTAAGGTGCAGGATGCAGAGCTTATCCAGCCGTCTGTCAGTGGGCAGATCGGCGGTGAAGCAATGAACATGATTAATGGTGGTTGGCAGGTTGCGCTTCGCTTTAAGATGATCGATCAGGCGCGCATGCGAATTATCGGCGAGTATTGGCTTCGCTATGGGTATGCCATTCGCGCGTTTATGAAGCCTCCGGCATCGCTTATGACGATGACTAAGTTTACGTATTGGAAGATGACGGAAACTTACATTGCGTCTGACAATGTGCCTGAGGGATTCAAACAGGTTCTTCGCGGAATCTTTGAAAAGGGTGTGACTGTTCACGCGAACCCCGATGAAATTGGCAGAGTTGATATGGCGGATAATGAACCGCTTGAAGGGTTTAGCTACTAATGAGCGCGAATAAGCGTGGCAGCGGAATGTTCTCCTACTTCAATGTAGGTCTTTTCGGCGGACAAACGAATTTCAATAACACGCCTGCGGTGCAGCGTGAGCGCTACATTCATGCAATGCTCGAACGTAATATTGCAGAGCTTGCAGTGAATCGCTTTAAGTGGGACGGACTTCCTGACTCGGTTGATCCGCGCTTTCTTGAAGTGGCACTACTCACTAATGGGCTGGTTGTTTGGTATTGGGATGACGCATTCAATAAGCTTTTGGCTGTGAAAGCTAGCTCAACTGGATATGTGAATTTCCAGGATCAGCCAACAGCGTTTACTGTTGTCGGGCCAGGACTCAAAACTAATGGCATTGAATCAGCGGGTAAGGGGTTCAACGCTGGCAAGTATCTTGCAGCATACATTCCTTCTGTACATGCTGAAGCGGCAGACCGTCAGCGTAAAGCCATTCCCATGTGGCCCAACTATTTCCGTCAGTCAGAGCTTGACATTATCCAGATTTACGCATCTAGGCTGGCAACTATTGAGCGGACACTGGAAATCAATTCCAAGAATGCTCGACGTACAAAGATTCTGAAGACTACCGCTGACACTCAGCTTTCTGTGGTCAACGCGAATCGTCAGATCGATGAGGGAATTGAAGCTGTACAGGTTACAGGTGCAATGCGCGATGGAGACTTTGTAGAAGCGCTCGATCTTGGTATTAACCCTGACTCGTATGACAAGCTAAGTATTCTTCGCACCCGTTGGTGGAATGAGTGCATGGGACTTCTCGGAATTGACAATGCCAATCAGGACAAGAAAGAGCGTCTTGTAGCGGCAGAGGTTGGTGCTAATGATACTCAGACTGATTCCATGCGGTTTGTCAATCTGAATGCTCGAAAGATTGCACTTGAACAAATCAACGATGTGTTTGGTGACAAGCTCGATAACGAAATCACCGTTGAATTCAACGTTGAGGTAGAAGCACAGGCGCAGCAGGTCGCTGCAATGAGTGGCGTAAATCAGGAAGGGGCGAACAATGCCGACGTACACGCTGGAGCTTAATCAAGTCATCGAGTCCATTTATGGCACCGATGAAGACCCGAGCGTCTATGAGCAGGCATACGATGCGGTGACGTTTGACGGTATCACTTACGGCAAGCTTCCTGTCCTACCCGAGTACACTTCTCTTGGACTGGGAACATACCCGCTTTTCGATGAGAATTACCGCAAGGTGCTTAACGGTAAGATCATTGATGAGTACTACAATCGTGAGATTGGCACCGAAACGATTGATAACTTCCTTCTGAACATCCGTAAAAAGATGGATCAGATTATGCCGTACTACAACCAGCTTTACGAGACTCAGCGGATTAACTTTGATCCGATGAAGACAATGGATATTCTTAGTGTTGGCAACAACACTATGGAGGGAACGGAGAAGGTTGACGGCACCACAACCACTAACGCGAAGACCACTTCAGGTGCGCGGGTAATTGGTTCAGACTTTCCGCAGACCATGCTTGCAGGCGATGCGGATTATGCCACTAATGGAACAGATTCCAATAGTGGTGTAGAGGTTGATTCCGATGTTGTTCAGGACAGCGGATCGACTAGTAACACAAAAGGAAATAGTGACTCTCATGTCACAGGTTATCAGGGCAATGCTAGTAACCTTTTGATGCAGTATCGTGCAAGTCTACTGAATATAGACACCATGATTCTTGCAGATATCGAGACATGCTTTATGCTACTCTTGAACAATGGTGATGAGTATTTTGCTCGTGAGTCTCTTTATGGATGGTGGTAAGTAAATGTCAAATGCAATTCTCCCCGACTACGTCCCGGTAGGAAACCCTACACCCCAGGTTACGCCATTCACTTATCGTGATGGTGTCACGATGCTTAAGAAGCTCGATGACCTTATCCGCTACATGAACCGTACTCTCGTACCGTTTGTGCAGGATAATTACGAAGAGCTGGCAGAAGCATTCAACACCACGGTTCAGGCACTTATTGTCGCATTTGAGGCGGCAGTTGCCGAAATTGTCAATGACAGTGTGAATGTGCAGGACCCGGTTGTTGCAGGCATTTTTAATGATGAGGATTCAGATACTCGCGCTGTAACCGATCTTCTCTACGCGGCAAAATCCATTGTTGACGGTCTGGTTACGCTAACCAATAGTGGTCGTCTTTCTGCGGCAACGTTGGATGCTACCTACGTCAATGAGACTCAGGTAATTGATGTTGCACATGGTGGCAGCGGTCGCAACACTGATGGTGACCAGAACAGCATTATCCTTACCGGTAGTGCTGACCTGGGAGCGCAGCAGACACTTGTCAGTGGCGCAGCAGACACCTTTCTGAAGTCAAATGGTCCCGGTGTCGCACCGTCATTTGCAGTGGTGCCTAACCCGATTGACGACACGGCAACGGGGCTGGATGAAACGTGGTCTGCAAGCAAGCTTATTGCACAGCTTGCTCTGAAGAGTGCGAAGAATCTTCGCGGAACGTATGCCGCGCGACCGACAGCGACAGCAGCGGGCGAGGGTGCGATTTACTCTGCAACCGATGTGGCTGAGCAGTATGTGTCTATTGGTGGCACATGGTATGTCACGGGGTCTGGTGGCAATGAACTTACCATTGCACAGATTACTAGTGTCATTACCACGACTAGCACCACGCCCGTGCTTATTGGAGGTTTCACGACAACGTTTGTTGCCGGTGAGCGTCCGGTGTGGATTGAGCTTGGTTGGGATGTTGCTAGCTCGGTTGCTAATAACGTTCTCGAAGGTCGCATCCTTATTGATGGTGTGCAGGTGCAGAAGATCGGCGCATCGGGTCTGGATGCCGGACGCTCTGTTACTCAGACTCAGGGCGTGCGTCGGACGTTCACACCGGGAACGTCACACACTATTACGGTGCAGTGGCTTACCGGTCTGGCTGCAACGCTCACGCTCAATGCGGCAGTTGATCGGCCCGCATATGTTCGCGCGGTGACACTGTGAAAGCTACGTCATTTAGTAACGAAACGTATGAGGACGGTTTCTCTCCCACCATTGAGGGACTTTCTCGAATGTTCCCGAAGTTCAATACGCTGAACGCTGGTGTCATGTTTAATCATGGCGCTGGTGGCACCGCAGCATCATTCAATGAGGCGTATGGTCGACAGGGCGAGCTTTCCACACGATGCGTGAATGAGGGATATCTAGGGGTTTCCGGTGATAATGGCGGTACTCAGACATGGGGAAACCCTACGTCAATCGCTCGCATGGAATCGAACCGTCAGATTCTTTTCAGCATGGGGAACGTCGAGAAATATGCGCTTGTCGGCGGCAGTATGGGTGGACAGAATTCCATCAATTTTGCAGCGGCAGCTAAGGTCAAGCCGTCTGCCATTGTGTGCATTATCCCGGTTATGAATGTCGAAGACATTCGAGCTAATAACCGTGATGGATATGCACCGCTCATTGATGCCGCATATGCAGGTGGCTACAATGAAACCCGTGATGGTCAGTTTCACAACCCTTACACCATGCGCAACATGAGTAAGCTCATGGGGATTCCAACACTCATCTTCTACGGCGCTAGCGACACGCTATGCCTCCCGTCATTCGTGACAGGATACTGTGCGGCCGATCCTACAAACCGAACGGCAGTAAGCATGCCCTACGGTCATCAGGAAGAGGCATACGCGGCAGTCGATCAGAATATGGTTGTGGATTTTCTGAACGATAATCTGCGCTAAGCTTTGAGTGGGGAGGGAAACCTCCCCACTCAGAAGGGAATCGGGCATGGTTAAGGCAACACACATTGAACGGTATGGGAACCAGTTCAAAGCTTATTATGAAGACGGCACGGTAAGTCTTCTCTATCCCACACAGGGTAGTGTATGGACAGCGCGTAATAGTGGTGACAGTGGTGGTGGCGGCGATGGTACTTTCTCGTGGCCCTACCCGCTCGATTATGTAACCAGTGAATTTGGCCCGCGTGGAACAGGCTTCCATGAGGGTATGGACTGGTCTGGTGGTCCGGCACTACTGGGAGAACCTATTCCTGCCATTGGTGACGCGACTGTACAGTATGCGGGTGGCTCGAATGGCACAGGATTTGGCAATCACGTAATTCTGCATCATGGCACGTTTGACGGTTTCGACTGGAAATCTGTTTACGCACACATGCAGAATATCCCGCCTGTCACGACAGGTAGTACCGTTGTTAAAGGTGACACAATCGGCGCGGTGAACAACACCGGTAGCTCGCAGGGCTCACACCTTCACATGGAAACGCATAAGTGCGCAATTGGTGGCGGCATCATTTGGTTGAATGGCAATCCCTCATGGTCAGCAGGTCGGACCGCCATTAACCCGCGCACATTCATGTCACTATATGGTGATGGAACGGCGATTATCACATGAGCGTCAGCAGCTATTACAACTTTGCCAAACTCTTTTCCTATAACGCAACCATCAATTCTGTGACAGGTGGTCGTGGTTTAGGTAAGACATTCGGCGCAAAGGTCAAGGGAACCAATGACGCGCTTTCTTCTGTTGACTTTGTGGAGCGACAGGTTACCGTAACGCGTCGTGGCAGAGAGTATCAAGAAAACGTTATTGAGGCGACGCCAGTAGAGAACCAGTTCATCTATCTACGACGGTATAAGGAAGAGCTTGCACTAGCACGCGCGACATTCTTTGCTGATTACGAATACAAGTACCCTGAGTGGGATTTCAGGGCTCAGGGTTGGGAAGCGCAAGCCTCACCGCGCAAGTACGCCGATATGAAAAAGCGCCCGTGGGCAACCATTGGGTATTTCGTGGCACTATCAGTGGCGCAGAACTACAAGTCTGTACAATTCCCGCGTGTAAAGCTCATCATCTATGACGAGTACATCGCTGAAAAGGGTGTGCAGTATTTGCCCAATGAACCGGCAAAGCTCATCAACTTCTACAACACGGTTGACCGCTCGAAGGACAAGACACGCATTCTCATGCTGGCTAACAGCGTTGAGATTACCAACCCGTATTTCATCCATTACAAGGTACAGCCCGAAAAGGCTGACAAGAATGGATTTATTCGACTGGCTAAGGGATATCTGCTATTTCATTTCCCTGAGGCTAAAGAATTTCAGTCGGAGGTCATGCAGACTAAGTTCGGTAAATTCATTCTTGAAACCGATCCCGAGTACGCAGCTTTTGCAGTCAGTAATACGTTTAGTGATAACAACAATAACTTGGTTGAAGAGAAGGGATACAAAGCACGATATCTATTTACTCTTGAAACGAAGCTTGGCATTTATAGCATTTGGTACAACATGCAGACAGATAAGTACTATGTGCAGTCTAAGCGGCCACGTTCTGACGAAGACGTTGTAACCATTGAACCCTCGCTAATGGCAGAAAATAAACGTCTAATGACGCTTACTGACAAGCCACTTCAAATGTTGAGAACAGCGTATCGCCATGATAGGATGCGGTTTAGCGGAGCACCCGCACGTAACGCCTTGATGGAGATATTTAAAAGATGAATAGGACAGTTGTATTCATAACGTTTGCTGTGCTGGTGGTATTGGCCCTAGTTGAAGCCTTTGTACTACTGATATTTGCACCGCAGCATTTCACAACATTGACCGGGTTTATTCTGGTTTTGCTAGGTCTTGCATCGACGTTTGCAGCTACAGTCTGGTCGCTAGGTAAGAATAAACAGGAGCTTCAAAACGTTAAGGAAGAAACCAGTCAGAAGCTTGACGTTGTGCAGAAGCAGACTAACGGCACGCTGACTAAATTGATTAGCCGTAATAATGAGCTTGCTGAAGAAAACCGTTCAATGCTCGCAGAAAATGGTGAGCTTAGGGTTATGCTAGGCATGCCACCACGAAAGGGAACAGTAGCATGAGTGAAACACCCATCTTTGATGAGATCGAAAAGCCTACACCCATTTATGGGAACATTACAGGAGACAATAAGGTGATTACACCCGCACCCAGTAAGAAGCCACAGCCTAAGGTGGTGGCGGCAACCGTTGGTGGCGCAGTTGGTGCAGCGCTTTCTACCGTGATTATTTGGGTTGCCGAGACTGTTAGCAAGATCGACATTCCCACTGAGGTTGAGGGTGCTTCTGTCATCCTCATCACCGCAGGGCTCACGTTCGCCGCAGGCTATTTCAAGAAGAATTGACATGCGACAGTCTGCATATCCCTTCCCTCGAACAATTCAGCCGTCACTCATTGAAAAGGGTGACACGATTAAGGTTACGCATCGTGAGGATAGAGGCGTAACTACAACCCTCACCGGCACTGTCGGTAAGAGGGTTGACAGCGGCAATACTCGGTACCTGATGACAGAGCAGGGGGCTACCCTTCTGGCATGGGGACCGAATGAGAATAAGGCAGTGAATGTGCTTTTGCTGCATCGCCCTGAGGCAGAACAGGTGACCATGTTCGATATACCTGTGGAGCTTGAAGAAAGGTTGGTTGGCTAATGGCTGAACCAGAAATCGCCGTGCGGGTGCCGGTATACGAAAAGACGCTGGAAATCTATGCAGGCGATTTCTGGTTTCAGCAGCTCGCACTCAGCACCGCAGCAGACTACACAGATTTCAAGGCACAATGGCGGGCAGGCGAGCAGTCACCTGTCGCCGTTGATCTTGATGTTGACGTTGATGGAACGATTATCACATTGTCAGCATTGCCTGAGAAGACACGGCAAATGCTCGGTTATGGGCTCATCGATGTTCAGGCAACGCTCATTGAGAATCCTTACGGCGCTGGCCCGAAAACATTCATGCGGTTCATTACTGATGGTGGAATGGATATCACGCGATGAATACTGAAGTATTCGATGACACGCCCGTCATCATCACCATTTACGAAGGTGCACCCGGCAAAAAGGGTGACAAGGGTGATACTGGCGAGCATGGCGAACAGGGCGAACAGGGAATACAGGGTGTAGCTGGCCCGATTCCAGTTATTCAGGTTACGTCTGCAAGCTCACATAACACATCTGCTACAGGACCAAAGACATTTGAGGTTGGCCCAAATGACCTGGCAGTTGGAATGTATGTGCAGGTTGTTAGCGCTAGCACTTCACGATGGATGATTGGCTTTATCACAGCCAAAACTGAAACCTCGCTCACAGTGCAAGTTGGCGCTGTATCCGCAGCTAATAGCACTCTACTGACTGACTGGCTTATTGGGCTTGCCGGTTTCCGTGGTGCAACGGGTGCACAGGGTACACAGGGCATCCAAGGTATTCAGGGTGTAGAAGGGCCACAGGGCCCGGCATTCGTACCATTCGCGGACCCTGACGCCGACCGCATCGTATTTTGGGATGATTCAGCGGGGACATGGATGCCGCTAACACTGTCCGTGCCAATGGTAATTAGTGGCACGTCAATGGGTGTTAGTGCAGCATCAGAAACGCTGGCCGGTAAGATCGAGATTGCCACACAGGCTGAGACAACCACAGGCACCGATGATGTGCGAGCCATCACACCGCTAAAGCTTCAGCAAAAGATTGGACTTCTCCCATTCGGCGTGCTCGGTTCGGCATTTGCTACAACGACACAGTCAACCATCACAACAACTGATGTTGCTATTACAGGGCTGAGTGTTTCGTTCACTACAACGGTAACTAAGCTGGTTGAGGTCAACATTCAGGTTGTAACCTATTCGACAGGCAGTGACGCAGACGTTATCGATATCAAGCTGAAGGATAACGGAACCGAAATTGCCCGATGGACTCGCCCTGCAAACTCGGCAGGTGCGAGCACGGGCAACACACAGAACTGTATTGCAATTGAATCTCTTGCAGCAGGTTCTCACGTACTCACCGTGTCTGTGGTGAGGGTTGCGGGTGCGGGTGAAGTGCGAACCAACCCTGATGCAACAAATAATCAGTATCTCGTAGCTAAGGCAATCGGATGACTAAGCTAGCAATGCCATTTGATGATCCCACAACCTATAAAGGCCATAGTGGGGTTGACTTTGGTGAAGCCACGAATACGCCTATTCTCGCTTCTGGGCCGGGCAAGATCAATTGGTCAGGTTACGTGAATGAGCGTGCTGGATATGGCGTCATTGTGGAATATGACCAGTACAAAGGTATTGAATTCCTGTACTGTCATCAGCCAAAGAATGGTCCGCGACCTAAGAAAGACTCACGCTTTGTGCTCGGAGGATTTCTAGGTGGTGTCGGCAGTACAGGCAGCAGAAGTACTGGACCGCATCTACACCTTGAAGTGTTGAACGGTAAAGGTGCGCACACTTATGATGGTGTGTGGCTGTATTTTGATAAGTCTCGCGTTGTTGGTGATGGTTCTACCGCAGGCGGAAATGACAAGCCAATTGAACCAACTAATGAGGAGGAAATTATGAAGCCACTACTGTTTCAGCTAGACCCCGCAATTGATGGTAGATGGGTTCTCGTCGACTATCAGAATGGTGCGTACTGGCCCATTCGTAACGGTTGGCAGTTAGACCGTGTGCGAGAGGACAAAAACGTTAGAGAGGTCTACGGTCCTCAGCCCATTGAAAGTGTAGATGGGCTGGCGGCAGTCGGGCTCTAAATAAATCGCAACACCCGCACTTGACATGGTGCGGGTGTTGTGGTTTAATCATTACATCGGGCAAGGAAAGGTTAGAGCAATGATGTATTTTGTCTACCGTCAGAAGGCTAATCGCCAGTTTGAAGAGGTTGCACATACTAAATACGCACCAGATGCACAGTTGGTCTTCGATAATTGGCATGCCGCATACATCGCATGTGGCGGAGAAATTTTGGCAGAGAAAAACTTGGTTGGAGAAATTGAGGACATGCTATGACTGCATTTTGGCCGGGACTCATCGCCACATACATTGCAATCATCATTGCATTCACAGGGCTAATCATTGTAGTATTGAAGCACGAGAAGGAAGAACGGAGAAAGAAATGCATGATGAATCACCCGGCGGCATCGCGTGCAAGGATCGAACCCTCGCATTCTGGACCGACCAAAACAATTTCACTACGACCGGACGCAATACCGCCCGGAACACTCGTAAGAGAGCTAGAAGAGAGATTGCAAAAGCTGCATTCTTCGGAGGAATCTTCTTCCCGTCCTCACCATTTGGAGGGTGACTAATGACTAAAGGCGAGTTTATCCAATGGATAAATGACAATGTGCGGGACGATGCAGACATTGAAATAACTTACGACTACAAATCTGTTTTGACTGGTGGCGGAGTATTTGAGGTGGTGTGGGTTTAAGGGGAAAATCGCTGAACCCAATTTCAATAGTGGGGGTCTACAAAATAGACCCCCACTATTTCGCGTTTTCCAACAACGTGCTTTTCAAAATCTTCATTTTCAAATTTGACTTTTGCTTTGAAAAATTTTCCGCGCATTAAATTTCCAAGAAATAGGGCGCAAAAGTTATCCACAGGGCTGTGGATAACCCTGTGGATAGTTCTCCACAATTCATCCACAGGCTGTGGATAAATCTGTGGATAAGTTATTGACGTTTGAGCTTGACAGTGCTAGCGATAACTGATTAGATATAGGTAGAAAGTAAATAGTGAGGTTGAAACAGTCGGGCAAACCTCTAGTGAGCGACCTAGCACCAACGTAAGAGTGCATTGCAACAACTAGGGCACTAAGTCCAAGGGATGGTTACCTCACTATTTACTTTCATCACACCTAACGAAAGGCACGAAATGTCCCGCGCACATGGCGTCACCGTTCACATGCTCAACACTGAGAAGCTGGCAGAGCTATTCCGCAACGCGGGAGACGATGCAGACCGCGAAACGCGTAAGGGTATCACCGGTGACTATTTCATGGAAACCGGCATCATGGTCAACCCTGAATGCTACATCCGCACAATTAACTATGAGGGTGTCTCTGACCGTGGAATGGTCAATGATGTATTCAATGACCAATTCGCTGTATACACCAATTATGGGTACATCGAATTCACCGAATCGCAGCTGAGAGAATGTCTCACCGAAACAACGATTGACCTGGCAGACTTTATTCGAGTGTTTGGTGACAGGCTAGAGCGCAATTTCTCAATCAACTACAATTGGGCAATTGGTAGTGTGAAGGGGCGCTAATGTCTGATGAAATGAAAGAATTACTTGACCATATTCAAGTATGCAAATGCTGTGGTGACATTCTCTTTGAGATTGACCCTGAAGACATTTGCATGACATGTGTAGACCTCAACTGCAACGTAAAGGATGAGAACAATGTCTAAGAAAATCAACATGGAAAACGGCAAAGCAACACTAGTAACCAATTACAAACCGCGCCCACTAGTCACATGGAACGATCTCCCGGACGATGAAACACGGCGAGACTTTGCCTACGTAGTCGATAACCACATGGCTGAGAATGGCGCTGTAGACGAAATGGCATACGATGCACGGTTCTTTAAGTATCGTGGCGCATGGTATGACTCACAAGAGTTTGAGTCTGCGCCTCACAGCATCCGCCGACACGGCTTTGACGGCGTACAAACTCAAAGCTACTTCGATTGCATCGCCCTTCGATACTTCGATAACGACGGCGAAATGTACCTTGATGAAATCATCGTCGCACACATTCACTGGTAAAGGATAATACAATGGCAATTCACAAGAGCGTGCACACATACGCCGTAAAGCGCAACGAAAAGGGCTACAGCGTCACAAACATACAGACTGGCCAGCGCTACATGGAAGGGAAGCATTTTGGCTCCAGCAACCCTCAAGTGACCGCAGTGCTATACGTGGCGCAGCGCGATACCAGCTACACATTCTTTGACGATGACGTTAAATTTCTCGGCAGTGTAGGCGATAAGGATATCTACCTAGTGAGCGTCTAATGCTAATCACAATGCATAAATTCGCCTCCACAAACACATGGGACAGATATAACATTGCCTATGGTGACAAACTAGTGGCCGTGAGTGTGCGCAGACCAAAACCAAAACACCGCATACAGTCAATGCGAAACGCAATACGTGAGGCAACTGGAGGACATTACAACCAACTCACCTTTCTAGGCAACAGCAAACAATCAGGCAAATGGGTTACAGAATGGATGATGCAATGACATTTGAAGAATACCAGCAGAGGCTATACTCGCTCAGAGTAGAATATGCGAACGCAATTAAAGACATGGTCAATTCATATGGTGACCATTACACGGTCATATCAGGCGCGGAAGCAATTGCAATAGAGTATAGAATGGCGGTGCAACAACTGATAGAAGAATACCAGCGTACAAAGAAATAGAATGCATACTAT